TTTCTCTTGAGTATCAATCTGTTCTTCGTCTTGAGATACATCTTGTTCGGAAACTTCTTCTTCTTCAGATTCAGTTTCTTCACTTATTTCCTGTTCCTGAGGTTGATCTTCTTCAGATTCCTCATTTTGTGGTTCAGGAGAATTTTGTTGAATTTCTTCCTTTGGAGCTTCTTCTTGTCCAATAGTTTTTTCTTGTGGATTTAATAATCCATTTATTGCTTTTTGTGCTTTTTGCACATCAGTTTCAGATCCTTGTAATGGATTGCCTTGATTTTCTGACATATGTTTCCTTGTAAGTTAAGTTCCTCTTATGAGGTTGACTTATCCCAAACTTGTTTGTTTAGAATTTTTGTTCTTTAATTTGATTTCTAAAATCCTCTAATTGTTTGGAAGCTAGTTTTCCAGTATCAATCATTTCTAATAAATTCTGTTCAACCTTGCCGACCATTTGGTAAGCTAACCAAAGTTTTTCTCTAGTTTCAGTTTCGGCTGCACCAGTATTTAATAAAGCTGTAGAATATAAATTTCTTAATTTATCAAAAGAATCTTTTAATAATGGATCTGAGAAAAGTAATTTAGCTTTGTTCGCTTGGCTCAATTCTTGGTTGAGCTTGTCCTGTTCCTGGTTGTTCATTAGTTTGCTCTATTTCTTGTGATAATCTGTTTGCTGATTTTTCTGCATCAAAAAATGCTTTACCTCTATTTGAAACAATAACTTTATCTAGTTCTGCTTCAGCTTTAAGTTTAGCACTATCAATTTGAGTAGTGTATTTTAGCTCCATCTCTTTGATCTTAGTTTCAAAGTCCAAAACATTAGCAGCATTGTGGCTTTTAAGTTTTTTCATTTCAAATTCTAATTCTGCAAGTTTTCGTTTTTCTTCAGATGCAATTCTAGTAAATTCTATTTTCTCAATAGGAGTTGGTTTCGGTTCTGGTTTAGGTTGAACCATTTGTTTTCCTTGATCTGGATTAACAAAATAATTTTCAACATTTTTAAGACCAGCATTTTCAACAATTTTAGTTAAACTATTGTAAATGTTTTTTAGGCTCACCATTGGATATTCTTGACCACCTTGCAATTGAAATGCTTGAAGTTGTCTTTCCAAAATATTATTTAAAATAACAATTTGTTGATCTTTAGAACCAGCTCCAAGTCCAACTGAAATAGTAACATTATATCTATTTTTCCATTCAGTAGGTTTAACTGGTACAAATTTATTATTTAATTCTACAATTCTTTCTTTGTCTTGATACTTACAAGTAAGTTCAAATATTCTTTTAAATAAATCTTTAATTCCTGTTTCAGCAAATACTCTAGCAACTAATTCCATTCTCATTTGAGATTGGTTCATCATAGTATTCACACCTGTTGCAGTTTTATTTAATGATTGTGCATCAAGTCCTTGTGAATATCTTGTAACACCAGTTCTTGTTTCTCTAACTGTGTCTAAGTATTCTAATAATGGAAATGCTTGTTGTGAAATAGTTTGCGATTGCATTGGCATCATAACTTGACTTGGTGGTTGTTTAGTTCTTACAACTCCTCCAGGTCTTGAAGTTAATAGGTCGTCCAAGTTGACCATGCCGTCCATGATTGCAACTCTGTTATTATTAGTTAAATACATATTATCTAATAACTGTCGCATAACAGTTGATTTAACTAACTGAACATCTTCTACTAATTCTGAAACTGATCTACCATAAAATCTGTGTGGCATTGGGATCGGAGTTAAACTGCAAAATGGAATAAAATCGCAAGGCATATTTTCTAAAACTGTACTGCCATTACTTCCAGCTACAGTTACTTTTCTAAGTTCTGCAATACCATCTCCGTCCATGTCAATTTTAACATAGCACTCATAAATTTCTACATCTTGTGTGCTTTCATCTGGAGCATCACTTACAGGACTTTCATCTATATCAGAATACCTTGTCAATCTTTCATCATTAAACATGACAGTATTTTGAGTTGGAAGATCATCTATAATATCTCTATCAAAACCCATTTCAATTAAATCGGATCTTGTTTTTAAAACTCTCTGTGCAACAAAAGTAGCATCTTCAATACTCTTAGCTGACTTTTGAATTAAAAATTCTTCAGGTGGAATATTTTCTATTTTAACTTTACCATAAGAATTTGTTCTTTTAATAATAACATTATGAATCATTGGCACAGGTTGCTCTGGTAATTCTTGACCTTGCTGTTCTGCAAGAGCTTTAAGCTGCTCTAATTGTGCTTTTGCTTTCTCATCTTCAAATGCTTCTTCTTCAACAACTTCAACATTTTCACTATCTAGTAATAATGAATATTCTTGGTCGTTTAAATTTTCATAAGTTTCTTGCTCAACTTTTTTACTGTCGTCCCAATAAACTTTGACAATACCATTTTTCTCAATCAACGCATCTTTAAACCATGTGTATAAAATTGAGAAACCTGGATTGTCTTTATTAAAAATATAATTTACATAATTAGTTACTTGTTCAGCTTGTGCCACATCTTCCGATTTTACTGGCTCACATTTAATTACTTGATCTGATGCTGTAAATATTTTAAGTAAATTAGGTAGGATAGTTTCAATAGTGTCAGCTACATCAGTTGATACAACTTGCGACCTACCATCAATCTCAGTTCCTAATGGTTCTCCCATATAGTATTCTAAAGATTTCTTTCTTTGTGCAGAAAGATTACCACCCATATAACCCATAGAGTTATTAATCTCTTGGCTTATAATATTTTTTAATTCAATTTCTGTTATTTTATCTGCCATATTAAACTATATAATTTGTTTCAACTGGTATTGATTCTTTCCAGTTACTAATTTCTACACCCTCACCCACTATGCCTGTTCTAAAAGCATCAGCACAATGAGATGCGTAATTGTGCAAAGGTTTATTTCTAAAGCATTGGTTCTTGTCGTCCCATCTTTTTTGATAAGCCTTTAAATTCTCTATCGCTTTTTGACATTTATTTTTGTCAAACCAACAATTAGGAATTGCTTTTCTGACAGCTTCAATCCCATCTTCAATAGATAGTTTCGGTGCTACTTCAAAAGCTATACCTAATTCTAAAGCACTCTCTAATCTTGATTTACCAAAATTGCCAATCTCCCTTACTTTAATATCATGGGGAGCTATATGCTTTGAATACTCATAATCTTTTCTATTAATGACATCTACATAGTGATCTAAACCCTCACCAGCATTTTCATAATAATCTACTAATCTGATCTCTCCTTTATACCTTTGGACAAACCATATCGCTGTGGAGTCGTTTAAGCCCAAATCCCACCATGTTTCTACATCTAGGTTGTCATCATAGAGATTGTCTGTAACCTTGTTCTCTGACTCTAACAGCTCTATTAAAGCACCATAATAAGAACCTGTTATGGCAGCTTGGAAAGAACACTCAAACTCTTGTTCATACAGATCGTCTGACATCATTTGCTTTGCAGCTTCTAATTCATCAGGATCTAATATGTTAGTTTCACTAGCTTTAAATAAACCAGCATACCAAGTGTCATTCTTCTCAGCTTCTTGAAATAATTTAAAAAAGTGGTTACGACCTTTGGGAGTCCCAATAAAAGTACACCACCCTTTTCGGTCTGCCAAAGCTGGTCTTATAACTTCTGGAAATATAGTTTGTTTAATAGATTGCGTTTCATCAAAAACACAACCATCTAAAAATATACCTCTCAGAGCTTGATCGTTTTCTGCTCCAAGAATTGTAATCCTTGAACCATTAGGAAGATCACATCTTAATTCTGACTCATTAAACTTAGTACCAGGTATCTTTCCTGCAAACTGTTTAATGTAATCCCATGCTGTTGCCTTACCTTGCTTGAAAGTAGGACTTATGAATGCGTATCTTGGGTTTGGCAAAGGACAAGTTAAAGCTGATCTAATCATATGATTAATCATCATTACTGTCTTTCCAGCTCTCCTGTGTAAAACCAATACACAAAATCGGTGCATATCAATTTTTTTATGCAAAAAATTTTGTAATTCTCTTGGCTTATATGGAATGATTATTTCTGGCATTTTTAAAACAAACCCCCCCTAATGTACTGTAACTCCTTGAGGTACATTTAATAAATCTTCGATACCTAGATCGTCCATGATATTAGTTGAGAAATATCTACATTCAGAAATATCATTAAAGCCACCAAAGTGTACGACAACAGATTTGCTGCTTTCCATAATATATACTACAGCAGAATAACCTTTAACTTTGTCGTCAAAATCCATCATTACTTTTTTTTCTTGTTAAGTAATTTTTCAAAAAGTTCCATTTCTTTTTCTGATATTGCACCTTTGGTATCTGAAATTGCTTTAAATTTTTTCATAGCTTTTTCAAAAAATGTTTCTTCTTTTTTTATTCCACCTGTAACTCTTGCCATTGTGATTTCCTTTGTTTAGTTGTGTGTACCTTGTATTCAAATATTTACAGTTACCTGTTTTTTTTTGTGGGTGGGGTCTAAATAAAACCCCCTAAAACCTCAGTTTCAAACCATTTGAAATAACATTTGATTGTTAATCAATTGGTATTGTCCTAGAAGCCTTGATTTTATTTACTTATTTAATTCTATGTTGCTTGTGTGTTGCTGATTTTATTACGATCTCAATAATTCAACCAGAAATTGTAGGAATTACAGCTCTATAATAACTATGGACTACTTTGTTTCTGCTACTCCAATGAATAAGAAAGAATACTAATTAAACCAATGCTTTTAACTTGTCCATTTAACAATAAGAGGAGCA